TTGGATAATATCTTAAATTCGGTTACTGATGGTATACAAGGTTCAAAATTATATGAGATAAATGATGAGTTAGTTAACTTGAAAAAACCGAAAATGACCGAAAAGGCGATAAAACATTTCTATGATGTCATTGAAACACCTTTAAGTGATGATAGAAGCATTATGAATGTATATAAAATGGTTAAACGTGATAGTCTGGACGATTTAATTAAAGAATATTATATGTCCGATTATTTCCTACCATTTAAAAAATTAATAGATAGAGATTATAACAAAAATTAAAAATTAAAAAAAATGTCAAATCACAATTACGAGAGAAAACCACATCAGAATTTTGAATTCACTCTAACAATTAACGGAAACATTCTTTGTAAGAGATTTTTTTCAGTTAGAGACATTAACTTTGATAACTTCAAAGAAGTTAAACCAATGATGGATGAATTAACTGGTATGAATAATGACCGTTTTGGTAGTATGGGTATTATACCTTCATTCCTTAAAGAAAATAGTATTGATTTTCTTTGGAGAACATATAATCCACACTATAAACAAACCGAAGAAATGATTGATAGACGTGATGTTTTTGAAAATGAAGACATTATAGGGTTCAAAGTAACTTTCTTCGATTCTAGAAGAAATGAGGAAAGATTAATAGGTGAAAGTGCTTTCAGTGGAAACTTTTTCCCACCTAAAGTTCGTTATGAAATCAACATAAAAGAAATTATACCAGATATAATCAGAACAATAAGGATGCACATGAGTAACTCATAAAAAAAATTGAAAATTAAGTTAATTAGTGTACCACTTTTAGGTATTTATAAAAGCAACAATTTAAAGTTTTAATATGAGTAAAAATGAAAAAAATGATTTTGGTTTTCTTGGTGTCGACTACCAAAATAGGTTGTTAAACCAAATAATTGTAGACACTAAATTTGGTGAAAGTGTGATTGATGCAATTGACCCTAATTATTTCCAAACTGCCGACCTAAAAAACATAATGGTTGCAGTTAAAAATATAAAAGATAATTATGGTTCAATACCTGATTACCCAACGCTAGAACTTAATATTAAACAGATTAGTGATAGCATTTTACGTAATTTTACTTTAGAAAGATTAGATATTATTAAGAATCTAACAGTAAAAACACCTAAACTAATTCAAGAAGAAGCTATTAAATTCTGTAAACAACAAGAGTTAAGTAAAGCTGTTAAAAAGATACAGAAACTTATTGATACTGGTAAAGCTGAGAACTTTGATTCGGCTAGTGAATTTGTAAAAACAGCTTTGGATGTTGGTTATGCTAAAGATGATGATACCACCTTATTTGAGGATATAAATGAAGTGTTGGCTGACGATTACCGTAATCCAATACCAACTGGTATAGCTAAATTGGATGAGGTTATGAATGGTGGGTTATCTAAGACTGAATTGGGTGTTGTTGTCGCTCCGTTCGGGATTGGCAAAGCACAACCATTAACATCTAAAATATTAACACCCAATGGTTGGATTACAATGGGCGAGGTTAATATTGGTGACGAGGTTATAAGTCGAGACGGTAAAGCAACCAAAGTTATTGGTGTGTATCCCCAAGGTCTTAGACCGACATATAAAGTTACCTTTAGTGATGGTACTAGTACATTATGTGATGAAGAACATTTATGGTCTGTCAATACAATAAACCAACGAAATCGGTCAACTAAGAAAAATGGTAAAAAAGTTATATTGGAACCCGATAATTCATTTGTTACTATGTGTACAAAAGATATGATTGGTAAAGTTAAAGTTTGGGGTGGTAGAAGACACAATTATAAGGTGCCAATAGTTCAACCTGTAGAATTTAATCCTAAAAAATTAGCTATTGACCCTTATTTGTTAGGTGTTATGTTAGGTGATGGTTGTATGACTGAAAAAAATCAACCACATTTTGTTACTAAAGATACTGAGATTATCAACGAAGTTTCAAAGATATATTCTAACATTTCAATCGCAAATCAATTTAGGGATTTTGAAGTAGAAAAAGATGGTGAATTATTACTTGAAAGGCGAAGTTTAATTAAAGTATCTTTATTAGGTTTTAAACCTGTTTTACAGAAGTTAGGTTTATATGGTACTAATTCTAAAACTAAATTTATCCCTGAAAATTATTTATATACGTCTGTTGAAGACAGAGTTAATCTACTACAAGGGCTTATAGATACAGATGGTTATGTGAATGGTTATAATTTAGAATATACTACCGTATCCGAACGTTTAGCTAATAATGTTAGTGAATTAATTCGCTCATTAGGTGGTAGAGTTAATATTAGTAATAAAATAGGTACAATTAAGGGTGTTAAATATTCAATGGTATATAGGGTACTATTCAGTTTCCCTAATAATGGAATTGTTCCTATAAGGTTAAAAAGGAAAAAAATTAATTTTTCACCAAGAACTAAGTATTCTGATAATAAATTCATTACGGATATATCATATTACGGTGAGGAAGAGTGCCAATGTATTATGGTGGATAATCCTGAACATTTATATGTTACTGATGATTATATTGTTACACATAACACCACATTAGCTACTAAAATTGCTAATAGTGCGTTTAATGAGGGTTATAACGTTCTTCAAATCTTCTTTGAAGACCAACCAAAAGTTATTAAAAGAAAGCACTACTCGTGTTGGACTGGCTATGAATTAAATACTCTTGGAATCTATAGAGAGGAAGTAATAGCTAAAGTAAAAGAAATGGAGGAAAAATCTAGTGGTAGTCTTAAACTTAAAAGGTTCCCAAGTGACGGTACAACGATTAAAACTATTAGGAAATATATTGAGAAGAAAATATCTGAAGGTTTTAGACCAGATATATTACTTTTAGATTACATTGATTGTGTTCAACCATCTAGAAAATTTGATGACGTATACTCAGGTGAGGGTAATGTAATGCGTGAATTTGAAACAATGCTTTCTGATTTCAACATTGCTGGTTGGACATTTGTACAAGGTAATAGAAGTTCAATAAAATCTGAAGTTGTTGAAGCTGACCAAATTGGTGGTTCAATTAAAAAAGGTCAGATTGGTCACTTTATTATGAGTATCGCCAAGAGTTTATCACAAAAAGATAGTGGACACGCTAATATTGCAATATTGAAATCTAGATTTGGTAAGGATGGTTTAGTATTCCAAGATTGTGTATTTGATAATGGTCGAATACAAATTGATATTGGTGAACAACAAAATTCCGTAACAGAGTTTGAAGCCAGAAGTGGTATTAATGGTATAAACCAACAGGTGGTAAATAATGTACTGGATAGGATTCAAAAAGGTAAATCTTCGGAACAAATAATATAATATTAAAATTAAATAGAATGTATCTAAAAAATAAAGACGTAGGTAAAAGATATTCAATATTCCCAATAACACATAATGACCTTTGGGAAAGATATAAAAACGCTGAATCCCAAACATGGGTTGCTGAAGAAATCGATTTGAGTAAAGATAGATTTGATGAACTTAAAGATAACGAAAAAACGTATCTTAAAAACATATTAGCTTTCTTTGCAATATCTGATGGTTTAGTAATTGATAATCTTGCGACAAATTTTTTGAATGAAGTTGAAGTTTTAGAAGCCCAATATTTTTATGGGCATCAAACATTTATTGAACAAGTACATGCCAATGGTTATTCATTACTAATTGATACATATATAAAAGACCTAATTGAACGAGATAGTCTGTTCAACTCAATGGAAACCAATCCAGCTGTTAATAAAAAAGCAGCATGGGCTGAAAATTGGATTGAACACCCGTCATTCTCACACAGATTGGTTGCATTTGCGTGTGTTGAAGGTATATCTTTTGCAAGTGTTTTTTCGGGTGTGTTTTGGTTTAGAAGCCGTAACAAAATGCCAGGTCTTGGAAGTATGAATGAGTTAATATTAAGAGATGAAACAACTCATTATGAGTTTGCCTTGAATCTTTATAAGGAATACCTTAAAGACGAATATAAGTTATCAAAAGATGAACTTAGAAATATAATTCTGGGTTGTTATGAGGTAGAAAAAACATTTGTTGAGGAAAGTATGCCTGACGGACTTCAAGGTTTAACTAAAGCTGACATGGTTAAATATATTCAATATGTCACTGATATTGTATTGAATGACTTTGGTTGTGAAAGAGAGTTTAAAGTTAATAATCCATTAGAATATATGGCTAGAATTGGACTTTCAGCAAAAAATAACTTCTTTGAGAAGAGAGATGGTGAATATACAAGAGTGGAAATACCTTCAACAATTGATGGGGTTTTTGATGATGATTTTTAATTAAAAAAAGGAATAAAGATGAAGATTGTAAAGAGAGATGGAAC